TGCATACACAGTAAACCCTGAGAAGTCAGGCTCGATACTGTATGTTGCTAGACCATCGTAAAAGTCTTGTGCGTGTGCGTATGCGCTATGTGCGCTTGCATCGTCTGATTTGATACGGCTGGTGCGTTGTGCTATTGATTCCATTATGCTTTTCTCCAGCGTGGAATTTCAGTATTTAATGTTAATGCTGAAAAATGACTAATTCTGTAACCATTAGTTGATTTCCATTTAACTAAGCCATCAGAATCTTGATCTTTAATTACATGGCCATGAGTACCTTCTTGATGTTTAACTCTGTCACCGTCTTTAAATTCATATTCCATTTGTTGCTCCTTTTTCTATCTCACTCGGTATTGAGTAACACCAGTTTAGTTAAGCTATCTTAACAATGCAAGTATTATTTAATAGGGATATACCCTAAGTGCAAAAATACAACAAAGAAGTTGGGGTACTAACTTCTTTACGCTTTCCCCCGTTCCCGTGAAGGAATTAAAGATCGTTTTTTACCTGATAAAAACGCAATAAATGTTGAAAGCACTCCCAACCCTTTTGGAGTCGGGATTCTTCCACTTCTATTAATTTTACTTGGTTAGTAGTACCGTTGACAAATACTATAGCGCACCTTGCTTTGGGCAAGTTTAGGCCTTCACGATAAGCCGCTAACTGTAGTTCATGCTCGAACCATACATCAACTTTATCCAAATCCGTAGTCTTTGTTTTAAAGTCTACGATAAAGCCTGTACCCTGACCATTGATCTGTTTAGCCATGAGGTCGCACTTGCCACCAAAGCCTAGCGGATGCCCAAAAGAACGCTCAGAAAGCCACGGCTGGCTTCCAAACGCATTATTAAGCGCATTATCTATAGCATCAAGATAGGCTGGCTTTTCAGGCAAATACATCTGCTCAAAGTAACCCTGAATAATGTTATGGATCGCAGTACCACGCATAGCCGCTTCCATTCCAGTAGCCTTGCTATCCTTCATTACCCTACTTAACCAAACTGATTCTTCTTCATTTTCTAAGCGAGGAAGTGTAAGTGCGGCCAAGATAGCTTGTTCTGCAAGCCAACGCTGGAGTCCTTCTCCTTTGTTTGCAACCCCGATAATAGTGGTCGTACTGGGCAGTAGACCGAGTTTTCGTGCATCAGATACATTTGTTGCCCGTTCTTTGCCCGTAGATGATCCGATGATTGTATAGGCTGGACTGCCGTCTTTAGTATAGAAGTGACCACTTTTCTCCTCTTTGTCTTTAATTATCATCAGAAGGGTATGTCCTTGAGGTCATCATCTTCTAACTTAGGCGCATCAGCTTCACGCTGTTTTTGCCCACGCCATTCACTACTCTCTGCAATCTTTTCTTTGTAGTATTTTGGCAACGCATCGTACTTAGCCTGATCAAATTCTGCTAACCAAAAATGATTAATAGGGTTTACACCTTCAGGCTGGACATTACGCAATGCGCTAGGAACTGGGCTAATGCCGCTAATGTTGGCGTACTTGCCATCTTCTGAGTGGGTGATATTAACCATGCAAAACTTACCCAGTAAGGCTTTAAGATCAAAGTTTTTACGATCTTCCGCAGTCATTTTTTTATTAGACCAAGATTCTAAGTCCTGACGAAGTCGTGCTTGATCTCCAAGACTGACTGTATAGCGTTTAGACACGATTAAAGGCTTCTTATCGTCTGTTTGTAATGGCTGTCCAGCATCGTCATCACCGTGCAATTCCCAAGTCAGTACGACCTTGTGCATGATCTTGGTTTCTCCAGCCCATTCGGTAGCTTGATGGCCCAAGTCTATACAGCTATAAAGCCGTGCCATGTGAAGCCCAGCAGGGGCTATCTTAAATTCTTTACTGTTATCGCTGATAATCATTTTTCACCTCTAATTGTTGGAAAATTTTGCAAGCCAAATACATTGCCAAAGTCATTGATGACATCACGCAATACAGGGTTTACTTGGGTGTTACGGGCTGGTAAGCCACACGCATAGCGTAGGTCACCAATTTCATCTGCGGATAAAAATACACCATCCTCGATGTCTTTAAAGATGCGTTCCAAATGTTCTTGGAAGCTGTTGAAGTCTTGATCTTGCTCACTCATAAGAGTTCTCCTATTAACACGGCATATACCGTACTTAGATATTAAGCCAACTTAAAACACAATGCAACACTTTATTTGCAATCTGTTGTAAAAATGTTAAGATAGCTTATGGAAAAAATATCTACAAGAGCAATGATTCAGTTATTGGGTGGCTGTACAAAGGTCGCTAATTTGGTCGGTGTGTCGGTTGCGGCAGTCAGTATGTGGCAAAACGGCAACATTCCTTACGATAAGCTGGTGATCCTAGCGGCTACCCTAGAAAAAGAAAGTGTCGGTCTAATCAATAGAAAGCAACTTTTCCCACTTTCTTACAAAATGATATGGCCTGAATTGGAATAGTGTTATACTGTGCCTGTCTAGGGTGGAACTTAGGCAGAATAAGACCTCATTCACATGGGTTGGTTTCGACACTTGTTTTACTAAAGTCTAAATTCCACCCCCAGCCCAGTTGAATGAGGTTTTTCTTTTGGGCAAGACCTAGCCCGTTCTCAAGCGTGTTGCAACGGTAAAGGCTGTAGACCCTCTAGAAACTACTACGCACCTATGTGCGCCCACTTAGCCGTTATTGCTTGGCTATTTAAGGGAACTGTCCTGTATGGATAGACCGATGAGTGATAAAGACAGACCTAGACACGCCAAAGACATCGAAGCAATAATTTGAGACAAGAACTCAGTAAGACTGACAAGCTATTCCTCATAGTAGGGATAGCTTTGTCCTGAATCTAGTAATCCTGACAAAAAAACAACACTAGGGAAAACACCTACAAAATAATCAATCTAATTAAGATAACTTAACATATACTTTCAATATGGAAAATTTATTAATAGTTTTTTCTGTTGGAATATTCGCCATCTTTGGTTCTGTAATGGCGGTTTTGTTATCTCTTTTATATTGGATAAAAACATGACTTGGAATCTAAGGTTAGTAAATTTAAGCAACGCTTACGAAGATTATTTTGAAATTTGTGAAGTGTTTTATGACACGATGGGTAAACCAATGGGCTATAGTTCTGCCGCTATTGGTGGAGAAGATCGTCTAGAAGTAGATCGTTACATCGAAATGTGTAAAGAAGCCCTAGACAAACCCATTTTAAAGTTTGCAGACAATCAAGCTCTTGATCACACTAAAATGCTTGAAGATGAATGTGCCGCATTAAGGAAACAATTAGATGACATTCAATGATTTTTACAATCAGTACCCCCGTAAGATGGCTCGCAAAGATGCTGAAAGAGCATGGAACAGGCTAACCCCTATTCAGCAAGCAGAATGTTTAGAAGCCATGCCAAACTACTTGAAATACTGGAAGATCAAAGAAACGGCTAAAGATTTCATTCCATACCCTGCCTCTTTTTTGAACGCTGAAAGGTGGACTGACGATATAGACATTGAACCGACCAAGAAACCTGAACTTTCTTGGTATTCCAGCGAAGAATTAACAGCTAGAAAAGCGCAAGAAGTAAACTGCCCTGCCTATGCTGGAGAAGGTTGGCAACAATGGCGGTCTAGAATTAGCATGAAGATTAAGCAAATTGAAGCATGAGGAGTATTTAGTAAGTTGGTATATAGCTGTAGCAAAAAAACGGGGATGGCCCGAAGTTGTAAGATTGTTGGCCCAATACCCCGATAAAGAAGAACGAATTAAACAATTAATTAAAAAGAAACTAGGAAAATGAATGAGTTGGCTCTATTCGCAGGTGCTGGTGGCGGAATACTTGGGGGAAAACTACTTGGATGGCGAACAGTCTGTGCCGTTGAGTGGGAACAATACCCAGCTTGCGTACTTGCCGCAAGACAAAATGACGGATTACTCCCGTCTTTCCCGATTTGGGATGATGTTCAAACCTTTGACGGAAAACCTTGGCGAGGAATTGTTGATGTCGTATCTGGCGGCTTTCCGTGCCAAGACATCTCAATTGCAGGAAAAGGAGATGGACTTGACGGAGAACGATCCGGGATGTGGAGAGAGATGGCAAGGATTATTGGCGAAGTACGACCCCAATACGCATTCATTGAAAACAGTCCAATGCTCACTTCTAGAGGACTCGGAACAGTCCTTGCAGACTTGGCCAAATTGGGGTTCGATGCGGAATGGGGTGTGTTGGGAGCAGACAATGCCGAATTACCTCATAAACGAAAGCGAATATGGGTGCTGGGTTCCAACACCAACGGTCAGCGTAAGCAAAGGGTGTTCAAGCAAAAGATTTCGACATTCAAAGGATTACCACGGATCAATGACTATGGAGTGGATAAGAACGAGCAAGGATTGCGGTCAATACTTTCACCCGGATTATGCAGAGCTTTTAATGGATTTCCCGGACAAGTGGACAGACTTAAAGCCGTTGGAAATGCCCAAGTTCCAAGAGTGGCTAAATTCGCATGGGAAACCCTCAAAGGAAGATTAGATGCGTGAAATAGATCCTAATCAATGTATAGACTTTATATTAGAAAACGCAGGTAAATATGCACAGGCAAAAGGTGAATTGGCGCAACTTGAAGCGTACAAGAGTTCGCTTAAGGCTATCAAGATGGCTGAAACTAGCGAGCAATCTCTCGGGGCGCAGGAGCGTGAGGCTTATAGAAGCCAAGATTATCAGGATTTATGTAAGGCGATTGGAATTGCTACGGAAAAAGCAGAAAAACTCAAGTGGTTACTTGAAAGTGCACGATTACGTCACGCTACATGGCAGACTTTAGAAGTATCTAACAGAACGCAAGACAGGATATTAAAATGATCGACTTAACCCAAGAATACTTAATTCTAAAAATGCTAATGCGTATGTATGACGATGCCCTTAAAAAAGATGACGCTGTAAAGATGCTAGAGATCAGCGTAGACATTGCTGAAAGTGCTGAAAAGTTAGAACAATTGTCTTGCGACCACGCTAATGACCAAAAATGAAAAAGAAAAACTCAGAAAAATTGCTGAATTGGGATGTGCATTATGTCGGAATCAAGGCAATGAGGGCACGCCAGCAGAATTGCATCACATTAGACGAGGTGGCGTTAGAAGCCGCTCGCCAGTTATTCCGCTTTGTCCCTATCACCATCGAGGATCAAATACCAGTATTCACGGAATGGGTCGTAAACGGTTCGAGCAAGAATACGGAATCACGGAAGAACAGTTGTTGGCGCAAACGGAAAGTCTTATAGGTGAGTAGCTGGCTAATTATCGTTACTGGAGCTATCTACGCTTACATAGGAATCGAGCAGGTAGCAAAAGGGAACCTTCCGATGGGCATTACTTATATGTCCTACGCTACTGCCAACATTGGACTTTACTTCATGGCTAAATAATGTAAAATGGTGCAATGCAACATTTAATAGGAGATTGCTATGTTTACATTTGATGAGCAGTTCAAGAAATACGAAGAAGTCTTAGATCGCACCAAGCAAGCGTATGAATTTTGGTACAACTGCCTTGTATCGACTTGGAAAGACTTTTATAAGACTTATAAGTAACATTTAAGTTACCAGTTTGATACCTATAAGTTTATAGTCTGATACTTATAAGTTTATAGTTCCAACCCGTCAAAGCCTAATTCGTGTGCGATTAACTTGCATCGAGTCCTAAAGGCTTTGCCGTGTTGTGTCCATTTATCACCCTTTAATCGGTGAAAACTCATGTGACAGCACTCATGTGCCAGCGTAGTGAGCATCGTGTAGTAGTGACCGCAACGGGCAGAACTAATCGTAATGGTGTGTTCATAGTCACCACCAGTATCTAGTTGGTAACTTCCCATTAATTCAGGGTCAGGCGTAATCAAAAACTCGATTTCATCGGGTAAAGGCATGGGCCACTTAGTAAACGGATACAAGCAGTACAGACTTGCATACGCATTACGGATGGCTTCAGGCGTCAATCTCATTTCCAGCTAATCCATTCTGTATTGAGTTTCTTTTTCTTGCGCTCTACATACACGGGCATACTAAATGTTAAACCATGTTCAGGATGAGTCAGCCATAAAGCCTGTCTTGGCGGCTCAAACCCAAAATTGTTACTGTAAGCGTACTCATCGTAACCTTTAAGGCTACCGTTGACTATAAGGCGTTCTAGCTGGATTAACTGATGCCAATGACCTAAGAGCATCGTATCGTATTCCATGTCAATCTGAGCGTTCCTAGAGCGTTTACGATGGTCACCACGAATGATTGGCCCTAAAGCCCCAATGACACCGTCACCCCCACGAAATTGATCCCCATGTGTAAGTAAATATTTATGTCCGTAGATTGAATAATAGGCATCAGAGCCATCGGGTATATGAAATTGAACACGCTTATCAGCCTCAAATCGTTTACTAAGGAATTGATAGAGTAACCAATCAAATGAGGTGAAGTTACGACCCTTTGCCCTGATTTTGTGCGTGTTGCGCCCATGATTGCCACTTACGCACGGAATAAAGACATTTCCGAACTCATCTGCTAGTGTTTGAATACACCAACATAAGACTCCGAACAAATCTAAGACTGTCGGCATGATTTCCATTGAGTTTGTAGCCATCAGTTCTTCATGGATGTCACCCGATACCATATCTCCACCCAGTACAAAGACAATTCCTTCATAATTTGAGTGTGCTACATGGTTTTTTAGTAGGTCTATTGCCTTTTCTACCATGACCCTAGCACGATCTTGGGCTATAGCGACATTGTATTCATTTACACCGTTGATCTGATTAGGGTCTACAACCTCGCCCCAATGCCAATCCGATGCAAATAAGGTCGGGATACCTGCTACTGTTTTACCTTTAGGTGGCTTAACCAACCAGTTTGGTGTAGAAGTCTTGGTGGTAGACATCTTTAATATCACTTTTTTGATATAGTCCGATGTTAACTTTTCTTCTTCTTGACCGTTAAGCATAGACTCAAGTTGTCTGATCTTATCCTGCGCTTCTAGAAGCTCAGTTAACTCTTTATTGGCTACCTTGATCGTGGGTTGCAAACCAATAGACTTGGCTACCCTAACTCTTGTATTAAAGGTATTGGGGTTAATTCCTAATACTTTAGCCGCCCCAGTCTTAGTTCCTATCTTTGCATAAGCATTTAAGGCTTCTTGCAATTCTGCCCTTGACAACGGTTTTTGTGCCATGACCTACCTTTTGGTGTAAAGTTAGCTAATACTAATCTATTCTAATTGAAAATCAATGACATACGCACGAATTGATACAAATCACAAAGAAATTGTGGCGGCATTAAGACAAGCTGGTGCATCAGTCTTATCCCTAGCCGCTATGAAGCATGGGTGTCCTGATTTATTGGTGGGATTTGGTAACGAATCTATGTTGATGGAGATCAAGCGTGACTCTAAGGCTAAGTTCACACCCGACCAATTAAAGTTTATGGCAGACTGGAAGGGCGGCCCAATTGCTCGTGTTGACAGCGTTGATGCCGCACTAAGAGCACTAGGAGTAATCCAAAAAGTGTTATAAAATACACAAAAGGAGCGGTTTATGGAAAAGTCAATGGCGTTGTTTTTAGCAACCTTGCTACATTCGGGTACAAATACCCACTTTTTCCATTGGGCTACAAAGTCTTACGCTAAACACAAGACTTTAGGTCACTTCTACGAAAATATAATTGAGTTAACAGACGAATTAGCCGAAGCCTATTTTGGCGTATACGGTCAGATTACCCAATTTCCTAGCACATACCACCAACCAAAAGAGCCGCTTGCTTACCTGCAATCACTTCAGTCTTTTGTTAAAGATGCTAGGTCAGACCTACCTACAGATTCAGAGATTGTCCAACTAATCGACAATATCGCCCAAGAGATCGACACAACCATCTACCTACTTAAATTCAAAGGTTAATATGCCACTTAATAAATCAGGTTCAGCCAAGTCAGTAGGCGAAAACATCAAAGCCGAAGTAAAAGCTGGTAAGCCTAAGAAACAAGCACTTGCTATTGCATTAAATACTGAGCGTGAATACGCTAAAGGTACACGAAAAGCTAAATTGGAATCCCAGTACGACAAGTACATCGGAGAAAAAGAATGAAGCCGATGGAACACAAATACAAAAAACAAGATGCTTTATTGCGTAATCATAAAGAAACTACGCTAGAAAAGAATCAAGCTGATCGTATTGCCCGTAGGAAGATGATTGCCAATAAACTTAAAGACTTAGATAAAGAAGTAAAGTAATGTATCCTGAGTACGATCCAAACGAACAATCGTTAGGTCAATCATGGGCTGATATTTTGCGTGGATTTAAAAACCCACAATCATGGCAAGATATTGGTCAAGGAATACAAAATACCGCTAAAGTTATTCCTAATGTAGTTGAATCATTAGGGCGTGGTGGTGTTGCTCAAGCTGTAGGAACAATGGGTGATCTGCGTGATTTACGCAATACCGTACAAAGCTATTTACCACAAAGCGTACAGAACTTTAGCAATGCGGCAGAGTTTCTTACCAATCCTTACGCTAAAATGTTAGCTCAAACTGCACCAACTACAGAGCAAACACTAGAAACAATACCCCGTGCTACAGCCCCGTATGAAGGCTACAAGCAACACGAAACAATGGGTGAATACATTGCCCCATCTTTAGGTTATTTTGGCGGCAAAGCCTTAAAAGCTGTTAAAGATTTACCTATTGGCATGACAATTCAAGATGTAACACCACCAATAGAGCCAACTAAAGTAGCTGAAGCACTACGCCAACCTGAAAAATCTGCAATGGGGTTCTATTCACCGTTAGATGAAGCGGTAATGAATTTGCAAAATCAAAAAGGTACAGGTCAACAATATCTTGCTCAGTTACTAAAAACTGGTGGCGTAAAACCCGAAGAAGTTGCTACACGGGGATTAGACACATTCTTATCAGAAAACCCTAAAGTTACTAAACCACAAATTGAAGAATTTTTAACTAATAATCCTGTAAATCTTAAAGAAACTGTATTAGGCGTACCTGAAAAGTTTGATGCAAACAGATTAAATCAACTTGAAACAGAGTATGCAGGGCTAAAAGAACACGCTATTGATGATCCTAACTTTGGTGAAAACAAATACGATGAAATGATCCGTTTGCAAAACATTCGTGATAACAGCACTCTTGATAGTCTTTATGCTAGGGCTGAAGCTGATGAAAGAACTGCTCAACGGATGCAACAATTAGGGCTAAAAGACGAAGCTGAAAAATATTTTAGACAGGCTGAATTGCTTAATACCCGTGCTGAAAAGCTAGATTTAGAAGAATTAGGCCCAAAAACTCCAACACGATTTGGTAAGTCTGACTTTAATATACCCAATGGTGAAAATTATCGTGAAGTGTTAATACAGACACCTACTGATATGGGTGCATACAACGATTATGTTGATAAATTACGGGCTAAATACGGACAAGGTGGTTTTGATAATTTGCCATTAACCCCTATTGAACGCAAAAAATTAGATAATTTGCAAATTGAACCACGCCAACCATTTGTAAATCGCAATCATTTTGAGCAACCAAATATTCTTGCACACATGAGAGTAGATGATCGCACTATTGACGGCAAAAAAACGCTGTTTATTCAAGAAATACAATCAGACTGGCATCAAAAAGGTCGTAAAGAAGGTTACACAACGGGCAACAGAAGCATGAGAGATATTGACAAAGATTTAGACGCAGTAGTTAATGAGTTAAGGTCTAAACCAAATGTTCAATATGCTCCAACTGATGCTGATTGGGCAAGATATCCTGAATTAACTGCAAAGCATGATGCCTTGTCTGCTGAAAGAGCAAATGCAACAAAATCAAATGCTGTACCTGATGCCCCATTTAAAAAGAATTGGCAAGAACTAGCAATTAAACGAGCCATGCAAATGGCCGCAGAAGGTGGATATGACCGTGTAGCATTTACTACTGGTAAACAGCAAGCAGATCGCTACAGCTTACAAAAGCAAGTAAATTTAGTGTCAGCTATGCCAGCAAAAGACGGCAAATACAATGTTTACCTTGAAGGTAAAGATGGTGACCCATTGTTTAGAGGCCGTGACGGATTCTCAGAATATGGTCAAAAAACCATGACCCCCGAAGAAATGGAAGCCACGGTTGGTAAAGAAGTTACACGCAAACTGATTGAAGGCACACCAAATAAAGAAGGTTGGGTTGATGTTCGGGATAAAGAATTAACTGTTGGCGGTGAAGGAATGGCTGGCTTTTACGACAAGATGCTACCTGACTTTATTAATAAGTACGGTAAAAAGCATGGAATAAGGGTAGGACAAACAGAAATGCCTACTGGTAAAACCCGTGATGCAAGCGGTATACCATCCATGTATAACCAAAAAGAAGTTGTACATTACTTTGATTTAACACCATCAGCTAAAGAATCATTCCTTAAAAAAGGACAGCCTATGTTTGCGGCCGCACCTTTAGCATTACCAGCTACACGCAAAGACCTGTTAAACGATCTCTTTGATAAAAAGCAAGAAAAGAAGTAGAATTAACTTATCTTAATCAACCACTTGGTAAAGGTATGGAATCTAAAGTAGATAAAACTAGAATTAAGACAGGCGGTCGCTCTGTAGGTACGCCTAATAAGTCTACAGCCCTTGCTAGAGAAGCGATCGCTAAGTTCGTGGATGGTAACGCTGACAAACTGCAAGAATGGCTTGATGCCATCGCTATGAACGAGAAGTTAGGCCCTAAAGTAGCTTTCGATTGCTTTATGCAAGTTGCTGAATACCACGTTCCTAAGTTAGCTAGGACAGAACACACTAGCCCACAGGATGAGCCAGTCAAAGTAATTCACGAACATAAATTCCTTGACTGAGATAGTTAAAAAGTATGAGTACCCCTACAAGGCTAGGGATGCTTTTTTAGACTTTCACCAAAGAAAAGAACGCTGGGCTGTATTGGTCTGCCACAGGAGAGCAGGGAAAACTTGCGCTACTATCTGCGACATTATTCGCAGGGCTATCATGGAAAAGAAACCTGACGGCAGATACGCTTACATAGCCCCGTACTACGCACAAGCTAAAAACATTGCTTGGGATTATTTACTTAAGTTTGCAGAGCCAGCCATTGTTAAGGCTAATCAGTCAGAATTATGGGTAGAACTGGTCAATGGGGCAAAAATACGGCTATTTGGTGCTGATAACCCTGATGCTTTGCGTGGTCTTTATCTTGATGGCGTGGTTTTAGACGAATACGCAGATATGAAACCCCGTCTTTGGGGTGAGATTGTTAGACCATTGCTTACAGATAGAAACGGTTTAAACGGCTATCAGACATGGGCTGTGTTTATTGGTACACCAAAGGGTCATAACGCCTTTTACGACATCTACAGCAACGCTTTAAAGAGCGACAACTGGTATGTCAAGACATTAAGGGCTGACCAGTCTGGTCTGATTCCTGATGCTGAATTGCTGGATGCTCAAGCCACAATGTCTAGCAACCAGTACGAACAAGAGTTCTTATGTTCATTTGAAGCGGCAATTATGGGAGCGTACTATGGTCAAGAGATGCGTAGAATTACTGACTTGGATCGAATTACTACTGTTGACTATGATCCTATGTTCCCCTGTCATACTGCTTGGGACTTGGGTTTTAATGACTCCACTTCAATATGGTGGTTTCAGGTGGTTTATGGGGAGATACGGGTTCTAGATCACCACTCATCTAACGGACAAGCTGTGCCATTCTATACAGGTCTGTTGCAACAAAAAGAAGATGAGTTCGGATACAAGTATGGCTATCATTACCTGCCGCATGACGCTAGAGCTAAAACTATGGCATCGGGTGGTAAGAGCATAATTGAACAATTTGCGACAAAAATCGACATAAAACACCTAAAAATCGTTCCAAACCTGTCAATTCAGGATGGAATACAGGCAACAAGGCTTGCATTAACTCGCACTTGGTTTGATAATAGGTGTGAAGAAGGTATCGAATGTTTACGTCAATATCAACGGGAATGGAATGATGATAAGAAATGCTTTAATGACCGCCCAAAACATGATTTCACAAGTCATTCAGCCGATGCGTTCCGCTATCTCAGTATTGTATGGAAAGATGAGGACAGCCCTATCCTCAAAGATTCAAGAGTTAAGGGACTTCATGTCGGGCAAACTGATGTAACGCTCAACGAGATGTGGAAAGAAACACCAAAACAAACCTTTAGGAGAATCTAATGTCAGCCGTAGCCCTACCCTATGCAGTCTATTACGAAACCGTTGCCGCATCACAAACTGCCCAAGTATTAGGCGTTACTGGTGCTAAAGGCGATATAGTTAGCAACCTTATTATTACTGTTAATGCCTTAACTACTGGCACAGTATCGCTACTGGATGGCGCAATATCCTACCCACTTACAACCGCTACTACCCCTGTTGGCTTATATATGCTGACACTTGATGCCCAGTCAGTAAGCGGAGCATGGAAGATTACTACTGGTGCTGGTGCTACCGTATTTGCTACAGGCAACTTTACTTAAGGATTACTATGGAACACGAATACCAAGATTGGTATAACACTATTGGGCAGTACGAGCGCACCTTTAAAGAGTGGGAAGGTAGAGCCGACAAGATTGTTAAACGGTATCGTGATGACAGCCGTACTAGGAATAACCCTAATGCAAAGTTTAATATTCTGTGGAGCAATGTACAGACTATTACTCCAGCTATCTTTGCTAGACTGCCTAGACCTGATGTAAGCCGTAGATTTAGGGACAACGATCCAATAGGTAGAGTAGCTTCTATGATGCTTGAGAGAGCATTGGACTACGAAATCACCCACTATGGTGACTACAAATCCGCTATGAATCAATCAGTTAATGACCGTCTGTTAGGTGGGCGTGGTACTAGCTGGGTTCGTTATGAGCCGCATATTGTCGGAAGTGAAGCCGATGGCATGGATATGCCTGAAGATGGTCTTGAGATTACTGAGGACATTGACGAAGCAGAAACCGAAGGCGGTATGTACCGTGAGGATCAGGAACGCATTGAGTACGAGTGTGCGCCTGTTGACTATGTTCATTGGCGTGACTTTGGCTTGACTGTTGCCCGTACATGGGAAGAAGTCACCGCAGTATGGCGTAAAGTCTATCTAGGCAGACCTGCGCTTGTTGAACGCTTTGGTGAGGAATTAGGTGGTCGTATCCCATTGGATACAAAGCCTGAAACTTCTAAGTCTTTCAGCGAAAAGATGGGCGAAGGCGCAAAAGAAGCCTGTATCTATGAGATATGGGACAAGACTTCAGGTGAGGTCATTTGGCTATCTAAGTCTATGGGTGAAATCCTTGATACCCGTGCCGACCCATTAAAGTTAGAAAACTTTTGGCCATGCCCTAAACCTTTATTTTCTACATTGACTACGGATTCATTAGTTCCAATCCCTGACTTTGTACTGTACCAAGATCAAGCAAGACAGCTAGACACGCTTGCTGATCGTATTGATGGATTTATTCAAGCTCTCAAAGTTCGGGGTGTATATGACGCATCTGAGCCAAGTCTTGCCCGTTTATTCTCTGAAGGCGAAAACAATTCATTGTTACCAGTCAAGAACTGGAACGCATTTGCTGAAAAACAGGGTATGCAAGGAGCTATTAACCTTGTAGACATCGCCCCTATTGCTAGTGCTTTAACCATGTCTTACTCGGCAATGGATCAGGTTAAGGGTCAAATCTACGAGATTATGGGTATCGCTGACATCCAGCGTGGACAGACCGATCCTAATGAAACACTAGGCGCACAGGTCATTAAGTCTAACAATGCCGCAGGTCGCTTAAAGACTATGCAACACGCAGTAGTAGACTTTGCTACCGAACTATTGTCTATCAAGGCACAGATTATATGTAATCACTTTACAGACGATACGATTGTCAAAATTTCAGGTGCAATGCAATTATCTGACACGGATAAGCAGTACATCCAGCCAGCATTAGCCCTACTGCGTGATGAGTCAGCTAAGAACTTCCGTATTGAAGTAACTTCAGACTCGATGATCTTCCAAGACGAGATGCAAGAAAAGCAGGATCGTATGGAGTTCTTGAGTGCAATCGGTGGCTTTATGCAACAAGTTATCCCAGCGGCACAAGCTGTCCCTGAAATGACTCCAATGCTGATGGAAATGGTTAAATTCGCTGTTACTGCGTTCAAGGCTGGTAAGGGTCTTGAGGGAATTATTGACGAAACTGCTGATAAATTCCGTGAACAAGCTAAGGCACAAGAAGGTCAACCTAAGCCGCCTACTCCTGAACAACAGAAACTTCAGGGTCAGATGCAACTTGAACAGGCTAAGTTACAGGCATCACAGCAACAAGCCCAACAGACTATGCAACTTGAGCAACAGAAGATGCAGATGCAAATGGAACTTGAGAAAGCCAAGCAAGAGTATCAGGCCCAAGAAAATCAACTTAAATTCCAATTGGAAGATCAACGTAACCGTCAGCAGGCAGAGATGGATATGAGAATAGCGCAGATGAAGATGAACACAGAGCGCAATACTCAAGTCTTGTTAGCCCACATTAATAACGGTGCTAAGATCGAAGTCGCTAGAATTGGTGCGGCAGAAGATGACGGAGCGCAAGCCTATTTATCTGAAGAAGCTATGGCACAATCTATGGAACACCCACTTAAACCTATTGCAGACGCCATTAGTCAGAGCAATCAACAGATGACTTTAGCATTAGGTGACCTAGTGAATACAATCAACGAAAACCACAATAGACCTAAACAAGTCGTACGGGGACAAGACGGTAAGATAATCGGAGTTCAATAACATGGCTATTACCGTAAAGCACACTAAGGTATCAACCATACCTGATGCTGGTGACGCATCCTTAATTGAGCCTAGTGATTGGAACGCTGACCACCAGTTAGTAGGAACTGTTCCCGTAGCCAATGGTGGTACAGGTGCGGCCACATTGACTGGATATGTCGTAGGTAACGGCACATCTGCTATGACTGCCGTTACTACTATTCCTAGTACAGATGTAACTGGATTGGGTACGATGTCTACTCAAAACAGCAATAACGTATCTGTTACTGGCGGTTCAATGTCAGGCGTAACCATTAGCGACTATGTTGCAACTGCAACAAAAGGTGTAGCTAATGGCGTTGCATCATTAGACGGTAGCGGTACAGTACCAGTTAGTCAGCTTCCAGCCGCAGTATTGGGAGCATTAAGTTATCAAGGAACTTGGAACGCCACAACAAATACACCCACACTCACATCCTCAACTGGAACTAAGGGTTATTACTATGTTGTGAGCGTTGCAGGCACAACCAATTTGAATGGCATTACAGATTGGCAAGTGGGCGATTGGGCGGTATTTAACGGCTCTGTATGGCAGAAGATTGACAATACTGATTCAGTTACCAGCGTAAACGGCTATACAGGCGCAGTAGTTCTTACTTATAGTGATGTAGGTGCTTTCCCTGCTACAAGCACAACTGGCACAGGTAATGTTGTATTAGCTACAGGCGCAACACAAGCTCATCCTACTATTAGTGACTATGAAATATTCACTTCTACAACTCCTCCATCTTATGCAGAAGGTCGTGTATGGTTTGATTCAGCAAATCACACATTGGCTCAATTTAATGATGTTACAAACAATACTGTACATCTTGGCGAAGAAATACAACTTAAAGTAATCAACAATACTGGTTCAACAATCAATATTGGTCAACCTGTTTATATAACTGGCACAACTAGCGGTCAAACTTATCCTAATGTGGCTTTAGCTATTGCCAATACTTTAGCAACATCTAATGTGATTGGCCTTGCAAATCAAGCTATTCCTTCTGGAACTGCTGGCTATGTAACGACTATTGGTTTAATTCAAGGCATTAATACTGGTAGCTATACAGTAGGCGATACGCTTTATTTATCTCCTTATTCTGCTGGTTTTTATCAAAACACTATTCCGCCTACAGGTTATGCCATTAAATTGGGAACTGTCGCATATGTAAATTCATCGGCAGGCGCAATTTATATTAATAAAAGCAATCTGTCGGTTCAGGCTGGCAATATTGTTGGTCAAGTAGCTGTTGCTAATGGCGGTACTGGCGCATCAACGCTTACAGGATATGTCAAAGGTAGCGGAACAAGTGTAATGACCGCTTCTAGCACTATTCCTACTACAGACCTATCAGGAACAGTAACTAATGCTCAATTAGCCAATTCAGCTATTACCATCAACGGCACAAGCACAAGTCTTGGTGGCTCGATTAGCGTAGGCACAGTTACTAGCGTTACTGGCACAAGCCCTGTAGTTTCTAGTGGTGGCACAACCCCTGCTATTTCGATGCCAGCCGCTACGACTTCTGTAAGCGGTTATCTGACT